CATATTCTTTCATCTTAACATCATAACCACTACCTTGCTCATTTTTAATATTTTGAGTTATGGTAATAGTACCAGCACCATCAAAACCAGATACCAATGAAGGTATTACAACTGTTTGACGAGGTGTGTAATATTTAGTGTTAATCTGGAAAAATTTATTGATACCTAAACTGTTAGTAGTAATTTGTATTGAACTATAAACTTTGTCAGCGTCAGCAGCAGTAGCATTGAATGTTTCAATTACAGCAACATCAGCTAAAGTCATAACCTTACCAATAGAATAATTTACTGAAGTACCATGTGTTGCTGCAGTAATAGCATCAGCAGCAATAGCTTTAGCAGTTACTAATTGAAGAGGGTCATTATTGATTGCATTAACCATCTTAATTGTAATTTGGTTAGCATCAACAAGTGTTGTTGAAGCACCATCAGTTACAATAGAATAAGCTTTGCTGTATTGATTGTAACCTTGTTTTTTATAAATTTCTTGATTACGGAACTCTAAACGAATTATAAATTCAGTGTTACCTAAAGTATCTACATAGTCAGAAATAGTTACTATTTGAGGAAGTGGTGCTTGGTAAGGAGTAAACTCATAACCTTTAAGACCTTTCAAATTTATTTTTTGACCAGCAGATTTCTTAATACCATCAACAACACCATCACCATTATTATCTACAGCAACAGCTATATATATTTCAGAGGGAGTACTTGAGCCATCAACAGCCAAGTTTGTTTTAGCATCGAAAATTCCTATTTTACCTATAACATTGTCAGCTACTAAATCAGCAACAGTCTCCCCTGCTGTTAGTAAAGCTTGATTTCCAGCACCAACAAGTACTTGAAATACATGATTGTTTTTACTCATTTTTCATTAGTTTAATTTAATTGGTTAAAATTCAGTTTCATTTGTTTTACCTGTAAATCTTTTGTTTGCAATTCCCCAGATAAAATAAGAACAGCAATATCAACTATTTCTCTATGAGTGTGGTCTGGAAGTTCACAATTAACAGACCCACTCAAGACTACACCTGAAGGTAGTGTATATGTACCAGCATTAAATCCTTGTGCATAGTGCATATAAACAGGTCTTCTAATATAAGAGAGAAATATTGAACTTATATTAAAAGTTCCATCAGTATATAATCTCATACCATCTTCGGTAAAAACGCAATTTATAGTTTTCCATTCAAAAGAAGACTTATCAAAAGGGCTTGACTCAAAATTATCATCATGTTGTCTTATAATAATTCTTCCTGTTGATGTACATACTCCTTTTATCATAATTGCTGTAGCATTTAAAAAATGCCAATAATCAGCAGGTAATATTACAATATTATTATTAACATTTACAGTTTCTTCATGCACTACAATAGTTCTTATATCATCTATAGTTCTTTGTGTAGTCTCAAAACCCATTTGAGTTTTGTAACGTGGTTGAGCTACAATTTTTACAAAAACTTCCATAGCTTCATTTAATGCCCAATCTATCTCAGGTATTAAAAGATTTCTATATTGTTGGCTATCAACCTTATTCAATTTCTTTTTAAGGTCATAGTGCATGTCTTGAATTGTCATATCCTAATTATTTATAGCTGCTGTAATGTGCATTTTTAATTGTTCATTATCAGGTTTTTTCAAAAGTTCAACAACATCAAGAACTTCTGCCCCTAAATTAGAATCAAAATACTTAATCTTATAATCTTTACGGATTAACACACCTTTTTGCAAAGCTTCTAAAACTAAAGCTTTAAGATATAAATCTTCAGCATCTAATTCCAAAGTTCTAATAATTTCTTCAGCACGTTTATCTATCATTTCAGATAAAATAACTTCAATATAATTAGCTGATTTTCCTTTTACAATTTTACCTTCTATAATAAGAATTAATTGTATTTTCTTATCTAAAGATAATTTAGCACATTCAATAACAGCTCTATTTTTCAAAGCTACTTTAGAGGCTTTCATTTCAACTTCTTCTGTTTCATCAAATAACACATGTGTAGCTCTTGGGAATTTACCTTCTTCCCACTCTTTTAAAGAATTTGCTACAAATGGTGAAGCCTTACAAATTTTATAACGTATAAAATCTAAAGGCTTTGTAGTATCCAAAAATTGTGTTGAATTAAGAAGTTTAACACATGCTTGAGAACCATCCCAAAATTCATGTGGCTTATCAGCTTTAAAAACAGGTGATAAATCTTGTTGAAGAACTTTACTATACTCTTTAACTTCTTGTGGTGTAAGACCTGTAGCATACTCATTTTTAGATGTATCTACTAAAGCTCTAATTTTAGTAGGTCTTGCAAAACTTTCCTTACCTTGTTTTCCATGCCATTTAGGTATAGGTAAGGGTCTAATTTCTACTTTACTCATATGAATAATTTTAATTTAAATAAAATTTCTTATGCAAATATAATACTTTAATTACAAATAAAAAAATATGGTTAGAAAAATCTAACCATATTTTTAATATTTATTATCTTAGTTACGAGCTAAGTATAATTGACCACAACGTGTTGGGTCTGTAATTTCAACACCTTTATGAGCTTCTATGTGCATTTCATAGTAATCTCCAGCATGTACAGGAGTGCTTGCTTTACTTGAAGGACCATAAGGACCATACATACCACAAACATATCCAAAAGCATCACCATCTTTTTTCTTTTTAAGTTTGATGTTTGAACTGTTAGTATCACCACCAAAATCTAAGAAAGTGAATTTTTGAGACTCTATAGGGAAACCTGTAATAGGGTCTATCTCTGAATTTATTTCTCTATCATCATACAATGGGTTATGGATTAACTCTAAAGATGCACCATTAGCCATTTTGTATTTGGTGAATTGATAACCAAATGACATTGCATTAGTATGGTAAGGAGAAGAAGCTTTCTCAACAAAATTATTAGAAACTTCAGTTAAGAAACCTTTTTTAGCTAACACATCAGTTACAGCTCTATGGAATTGTAACATACCATACTCACCTGTAAATGCTTTAATGTTTCTACCTTCACCTGGTTTTTTACGAGAATAGAAAATATCCATTAAATATTCTTCAATAAATTTCGCAGTTAATACTGAATAAGATTCACGATGAGAATCTTCCAATTGCTCTTCAATACCAGCAGAACTTCTTACAGGACGTCCTGTAGAACCTATAACTGTATTAGAAGAACGAGAATACCATATAGCACGTTCTAATTCACGATACCATTGACGTAAAAACTCAACCTCAGCATAACGAATCCAAGAATCATGTAACTTACCTGTTTTATCAGGAATTTTAACAGCTAATACCGCAGTTGAAGCATAGTCAGTGATTTTATACTGTTTACGATATTTAGTTAAACGGTTACGGAAACTCATAGTTGTAGAGAATGTAGTAGAACCACTTTGTTCTGCACCTTCTTCATAGTTAGAGAATAATTTACTCCATTGAGTTCCAGGTGTTAAATAAGTAGGAGCTAAGAAGAAATTATCATCATCACTCATAAGACGTACAGTGTAAACCCAACCATCTCCTTGACGTTGTGGGTCATCAACAATACGTACTTGATAGCGTTTATCAGCAGCTCCAGGAGTGATAACATCACCAGGAATAAACCAATTCTCATCCAATTTAATTTGAAATGTTGATTTGAATTTACCAGGAGTTGTGTTTGCAGGGATAATATTCTCTACTATAACCAATGGTCGAGTATCAGCACCTTTCATATCCCATTCCCATTCTAAACCATCAACAGTTTGTTCATTTTTAGAACCCATCAATAATGACAACATCGGGTTATCAGAATAGTAATTTTGTGCCGAGAAAAGTGTATCAAGTACACCCATCATTTTTTGTGGTTGGATTAACAGAGCTTTACCTAAGTGGTTTAACTCAGTCATATTTGCCATCCAATCCATTTCTTTAACTTTTAAACTCATACGTCTAATTTTTAATTATTAAGTTTGTTTTTGTGTTTATAAAAAATCAGCTAAACTTCGTGGTTGTGAACTTCCTCTACCTTTAGTTGATGGTATTTGTTTTCCTTTTTCAATATTCTCTTTAACTTTTTTTGTAACTTTAGTTTCAATGTTTTTTACAATATCATTAAATTTAAAATCATTCTTTAAAAGTTTAGCAATTAACACTGCTTTCTTTTCATCCTGTAAAGCCATATGCAAATCTCGTTGCATTTCTGTTATCTCTATACCACCATCAAGTTTAACTGTTTTTTCAGTCATATAAGAAGGTATAACCAACTTATCTTGCGATGTTATTGTAAGACCTTCAAATTCTGTAACATCTTTTATTAAACCTGTTACTTTCTCTTTATAGGCTTTACGTATTTGTTTTTCCTGTAAAACAGATTGTTTTTGTTTTTCAACCAATTCAGACTGTCTTGCTCTTTCTGCTTGAGACCATTTATTGAAATGAGCTTTTGAAATTTTTTCAAGCTTTCCAGAATCTCTTAAATATTGTATTTGGTCAGCAATATAATCATCATCATACCCATCTTGTTTCAATTGAAATTTAGTTATAGCTATTTGATTATCTTCTACATCTAAATCCATGTCAAGTTTCAATCCTGTTTTTACAGGTTTAATCATTGTTTCAATGAACTGTTCTAATGACCCACCTTTTAAAACAAACTTATTAAGCTCTTTTACTGAATCAGGTAAGTCTTTAAATAACTCCTCAATCTTTTCATCAACTTTCATCTCAAACCCTTCTTCAAGGATTTCTTCTGCAAGGTCTTCTGTTAATTCTTCTCCTTCATCAAGGTCAAAATCAATAAAACCTTTTTCTTTTAGTTTTGAAACAATACCTATAGAATTTAACTCAGTGTTGCCCACTGTTTTATCTTCCTGAGCAGAGAAGTCAAAACCCTCCTCTTCTTTTTCTTCTACTTCTACTGTTTCTTTCTCATCTTTTTCCTCTTCCTCTACAACCACTTTAGGTTCTTCAAAGAGTGAAATGTCTTCCCAACCAAACTCATTAACATCTTGAGCAGATTGTGTTTTTTGTTCTTCTGTCATACAAAGTAAATTTAATTATTAATAAATGTCAAGGTTAAATATTTAATTTTAAAAGATTCCCTATTATTACGTTTTAGCACTTTTTTTCATTCTTGCAATATCTAATTTCTCTTTTTCAAGTTTTAATTTCTCCTTATCTTGTTTCTTTTGATGCTCAAGTTTATCTCTATCTAAAGCTATTTTATCTTGCTTAACTTTCATGTCAACTTCTCCACGCATAATTTCAATGAAATCATTTTGACCATCACCATCAATATCAGCATTAGGATTAAAAGAAGCTCCTAATAATGAAGCTTTAGCTATTTCTGTTTTACGTCTTTCTTCTTCTTTTAGAACAGTAAGTTCTATATTCATTTGATGTCTTTCTCTCTCAAACTGTCTTCCTTTTTCAGATTCTTCTGCTTGAGCTTGAACTTGTTGTTGTTGCATTTGTTGTTCAAAATCTTTTCTTTGAGCTTCAGCTAATTTTAAAGTTTCTTCTGCTTCAACTATACCATCTTGACGTATAACAGAAATAACATCAGAAAGTTCAACTTTTTGATTTTGTAATGCTGCATGTGTTAATTGACGTATAACATCTTTAGCTTCCTCAGCTTTAGTAGAATTAGAAACAAATACTCCAAGTGTTGCATTCTCTAAAATTAAAGGGTCAATAGTTAAACTCTGTCTTGACATATCATCAAGAATATAAGATAATTTTCTTGGCTCTTTATTACTATAACAAACTTTAGCTGTATTAAGTAAAGCTTGTAATATATTTCTTTTTACAGTATTATGCAAATCAAAATAAGGTTCTAATATATGAGAACTTTGAATTAAACTTTGTCTTGTATTTGTTACAGCCTCATTTGGACCAATCTGACCTTCAACTGCATCTGTAACCCCTACAGAAACACCAGCTTGTTTTCTTAAATATTCTGCAAGCTCTATATATTTTGAAATATCTGAAGCCAAAGATAAATCTATTTCTTTAGCTATAGTATTTGCATCTTGATAACCTTTACCCTCTTCATCAGGGTTAAAATACACAACAGGTGTTGTTTCTAAAAAGTATTGCCATTTTTTAATATCAATCTCTTCACTATCTGGAATAGCATTAATATTCATTAATATCTTTTTACCCTTATCTGAAGCAAGTAACATCTCTAACTTGTACATTACAATGTTATAGTAATACTGATAAACTTTTAATCTATCTACTAAAGATGTAGGATTAGAATTAACGCAATCATGAATAGCACCATAATAAGGCAGCTTAGCATTATAAAGATTATCCATATCAATAAATTGTCCTGGAATAGGTTGCATTTGTTTATAAATATCTGTACCTATTTTCCAACACTCATACACTTCAGGAATCCATTCTACGTCTATAGCTAAATCCCCAGCTTCACGGTTTAATTTATAATCTTCAGAAACTAATATAGTTTGTGGTTGTTGTGTTTCTTCATCTATATAGGTTAAAAATTTAACCATTCGTAATGATTTCCAAACACAGTGTAAAACACGGATAGTATTATCTTCTTGTTCACCCATCATTTCTCTACTTGAAAACCAACCAGAAGATTGATTAACAAACTTAGAATGAGCTTCATATATTTTTTGTATTTCAGTTTTAGTAAGTTCTTTATTAAATTGACTAATAACTTGAGATGGAGACATTCTGTATTCACATGCAGCCCATTCACCGTCTTCTATAAAAGTCAATTCACCATTTACATCACACGTGAATCTTAAAGGATTAACAACTTTCACAACAGGTTCATTATTAACAATACCAACATAGCCAATCTCTTTAGCAGAAGCTATACCGTGAAAAAATATCTCATTAAATTTTCTTGGTAAATCCTCTTTCTGGATAAAATATTGAAGTAATTGATTACCTAAAACTTCAGCAGGGTCTTGATATTCCCTCGCCATATACTTTTTAACTTCTTTAGGTGTTAAAGCTTTTAATTGTTCTTCAACTTGTTGTGTGATTTGTTGTTGTTCTTCTGGAGTAAGTTCTCTTCCTTTTGTTTCTTGTGCAGCCTTTATTTCTAATTCTTGACGAATAGGAAGCATAATTTGATTTATAACATACTGTCTTACTAAATCAAATTCTTTTTTCTCACGCTCTGTTGTAGCTTCTGGATTAACAGCAATAACATTCCAAGAAAAAGGTCTTTTCATTTCCATACCTCTAAGAACTTTAACCTTCCCTGAAATAATATCTCTATTAACCATCTTAGCTGGAAGTTCTCCTACTTCAGCACCATAAGGTTTACAAACATACTCAAATTCTTTAAGGTCAAGGATATTGTTGATAATGTCATAATTAACTTTCATCCTTTTAAACTCTGAAACAGAATTAATTGAAGAATCAAGTTCCATGTGAAAACTATCTATTTCATCAGCTTTCATTTTATACCACTTTTTATCAAAAGCATTTTTCTCTGCTGTAGATAAAAGTTGGTCTTGTATTTTATTATCACTTTCCATGCTTATACCAATTATTTTTCAAAATTACTACTTTTGATACATATTTCCAATTAAAGATGATAGTTTTTTTAATCTGCTATCTTTTTTATTTTCATCATATTCTGTATTTATAAACTCTTCTTGAACTTGTATCATACACATAAATAAAGCTGAAACTAAGTCAAAGTTACCTTTACGATGATACATGATTAATTCTTCTAATAAACGTAAAGAATAAATTCTTTCAAAAACATAAATAGGCTTATCATTTTCATCATAATCTATAACTGTTAGTAACCAATCTTTAACATACCTCTCACCAGCATTTTTAAGTTGGTCATTCATATGACAACCAAAGATACGACTAACCTTTGACTTTTTAATATTCTTACTAATAACACCATCAGGTTGAGCAGCCAATAAATCTAATCTTTTTATTCTTCTAAAGTAGTTCTTGGTTTCAGGAACTTCATTCTCGTACATGATTTGTGTATTATAGAACATAGCCAACTTCATAGCAATTATATCACACTCTTCAGCAGATTCGGGTCTACCTATATATTCAGCAACTATACAGGAATGGTATAAACTATTTTTATGAACACCCTTATACACTATCATTGATGCAAAGGAAGAACCATTATCCTGTCTTACAGGGTCATACCCTATTTTATATAAACCTTTAGGAGCATCAGATACAGGTTGCTCATATATAACAACACAACCAGATTTATCCGCAGGCAAATTAAACATGCTTGTTATAGGAGTAGCT